TTATCATTTTCCCCCATCAATCTGTTAACCTTAAGCAATGTACAAAATTTTGAAAGTTCGCGAAGTTAGTCTCAACTAACATACATTTAACCTTAGCTAAAATGTTATCGCGATTTTATAATATTAAGAGTTTATTCATAATCTGTTCATATTTATATGGTACAATGTTACCAGAGGGAGAACTACACCGCCGCGACCATCGATTGGCCTTAAGTAATGTTCATAATTTGTTTACAATTAAACTATTGACTTAACCTTAAAACAGTGCTATAATGTATTTAGAAACAAAGAGATAATAGCGAGGAGGAATAAACATGAAGAGACAGTTTAAGCCTATGTGGAAAGCATTAAAGGAAGCTAGAGCCTATGACGACAGATTAACTGAGAAAGATGGAATTTGCGCCTGTTACGAGGTTGAAAACATGGGATTTTGTAAAGATGGAGTAACACGTTGGTATTGGTTTACAGATGTTAATGGTGTTCCTTGTTATACTTTTAAGAGGTAGAAACAATATTAAGGAGGGCAACGAAATGACGTTTAACGAAGTTTATGAGATAAACTATGCCTGGAGACGTAGCACAACGCTAATAATCTTTGCCAACGATTTTGAAATCATGAAAGCGGGGGAAGCAATAAGAAAGTATGGAGATTACACGGTTGAAATATTTATGGAAGACCGGGTGTGGCTAAGTAACCCAGAGGAGGAATAACATGACATTCAGCGATTTATATTTCACAAACAACGATTGGGAACCATCAACGGTATTAAATGTTCATCCATGTAAAGTTAATAAAAACGAAGAACTTACTGCCTCTAGAGCATTACTGATGTATTCAGACTACGAGGTAATAGGATTTAGTTTAAACTGGGTATCATTAAGGGCGTCAGATTGACGCCCACAATAAGGAGGTAAAACAGCCATGACAGTAAGAGAACTATACTCAGCAAATTCAAAATGGTCACTAGACACAGTTGTTACAATTCACGACCCAGATTCAAGAAACACGCCGTCAGCTATGACCGTACGCAAAGCTTTAAATCGATATTGTACGCGTGAAATAACATCATTTTTCATAGACAATACTATCTATTTATTACGTAAACAATAAGGAGGAACACACTATGATTTTAATTCAAACAAGCAAACCAGCAACCTATCAAATAGATGACCAACTCATGGTCGTAGTATTCCAGCAGTACTTAAAGAGCATAAGATTTACTGAACCTAGAATGTACAGAATTGTAGGAAAAGAACAAACGTATCTTTTTCACACAGAATCAGCATATGATGAGTGGGAACCGTCTTATTCTATCATTCCAAAAGACATTTACAACTGCAACGACCTACAGGTACTAATCACCCTAGCTGATTTTCTCAACAAGCCGCAATCTTAAGAATTTGTTCATACTTTGTTCATATTTACATGATATTATATTAATAGAGGGAGATAATACCCTCAAGATGGGAGGTGAAGCAGTGTTAAGAGAAATGTATGAGCAATTCGCATTTTGCGAAGCTAGTGAAGTTGAGCGGGTAACCCAAGGAATATCGCCATTTGTGAAGTTTGCGTTTAAGTCTGCTAGTTGTATTATGGTAGCAGAGTTTTCCGAAGTTTCAGCCACATCAATTGAATCGATTGACGCTAAGTTAATATTAGGAAAGACAGAACTGCTATCCCTCACTTTTATACCACGTTGCAAACCGGAAAATCAAACTAAAATAAAAAATTCAAAGTAGCCCTCACTACACTGAATCTAATCCGGTTTACATACAGTAACTATTAACCCCAGCACCATGAATAAAATGTCAAATCAAAAATCGAAAAGGAGAACAAGACATGAAAGAGCAGTTAATCACAAGAACAATCGTAACAACAAAGGTAACCGTACTGGGAGTAAACGCAACAATTGGAGAAACAGAGAACCGAACCTATTTTGTACCAGGCGCAATCACCGACCAGGCCAAAGCCCTCAAAATGGCAATCAAGCAGAACACGGAACCTGAATTTGTTCCAGCACTGGTTGTAGATTTAGCCCAGGACGAGAAGGTATACGGCCTGGAAGTATCAAAATTCATTGAACTCGCACATGAGGTAGAACGCCCCGTATCTCAGCAGAAGAAAGCAAACTAACTTAAACAAGAAAAGGAGACTAAACCATGAACATTATCAAAGGAAGTAGAGAGTTTAACAAAGTAGAGATTTATAGGATGACCCAGGACCAGGGGACAGTAAGCGTAAAGGACGTTCCAGATGGAACAATCCTTCCCGTAAGCGGATATCTTCTCTACGAAGATGTCGATCACAGGGGCGAGACCCACGAATTGCTTTCAGTCTTAGGAGAAGACGGCGAAGTGTGGACGTGTCAGTCAGCGACATTTAAACGAAGCTTTACGCAGATGGCAGACCTCTTTGAGGATGAACCATTCTCCATCAAGAAGATGTCAGGTGTGTCTAAAGCAAATAAAGACTATGTAGATTGCTGTTTAGCAATGTAGCAATGTAGTTATTCTAAAGTATAAAGAATGGGGCATATGCCCCTTTCTTTTTACAGAAAGGAGCGGTTATGGCTAAGAGAAAACCTAAGTTAACAGATGTGCAGAATAAGCAACTGTCTGATGTAAAACAGGCATACCGTAGAGAAAGACAACGAATACAACGTCAGATTAACCGAATGACTAAACGAGGATATGACGTACCCGAATTACTCCCTAAAATTCCAAAGAAAATCACCGAAGCCAGCGTGCGTAGACTTAAAAAAATAACCACTGAAAAGCTCTACAAAGAATCCAGATTCATTGATATCGAAACAGGCGAAATCTTAACCTCAAAGGAAGGGCAAACGCTAGAGCGTTCCAGAAGGAAAAAGTCAAAGCAGAAAGTTCAAGCCCCGCCTCCAATCCCAGTAGCCCCACCAGAACCAGATTATGTAATGTTTGACAATCAAATACTTACAGTATTTACTATGGAGATGACCGAAATATTTGGGCGTAACGAGAAGCTGTTTAATTACATAACCAGATGGTATAACATGTCTCTAGAAAAATACGGAGCTGAGGAAATGGCTGAGTCATTAGAGAAAGCGAAATCAGAAGGTCTGTTTCCTGGTTGGGAGGCTGTTTCAGATAGCGAGATATTAGTAGGAAAGTTAGAGGCAATCACCAATCTCATGGCCATAAATTCAGAATCACGTGAGGAACTGTTTGAGGAGTTAGAGCAATTGGAGGATTGGACGGAAGGGGAATAACAGAATGTGCGTACACGAAACTATGAATACTATATGGCAGACTTTGAGACAACGGTCTACGAAGGTCAGACATACACAGAGGTTTGGGCGGCGGCAGTAGTTAAGTTATGGGATGATGATGTAGAAATATTACATTCCTTTCCAGAATTTTTGGATTACATGTGTGACAAGAAAACCAATATTATATGTTATTTTCATAACATAAAGTTTGACGGTAACTTTATCTTAGACTATTTGTTAAGAAATGGATACAAGTGGAATCGCGTAGCCGAAGGTAAAATGTTAAACAAGCAGTTTAAGTGTGCGATAAGTGACAGAGGACCATGGTATTCTATTACAGTTAAAATGCACAACATGATAATAGAATTTAGGGATTCTTACAAGCTGTTGCCGTTCTCAGTTAAACGTATTGGAAAAGGATTTCAAACGAAACACCGCAAGCTAGACATGGAATATGAAGGATTCAGGTATGCCGGATGTGTGATAACAGACAAAGAAAAAGAGTACATAAGAAATGATGTACTAGTAGTCAAGGAAGCCCTTGAGATAATGTTTGAGAGAGGCCACCAAAAGTTAACTATAGGCTCATGCTGTTTAGAGGAGTTTAAGTCTACTTATGACAAAATAGACTATAAAAATTTCTTCCCCGATTTAACGGAGGTGCAAATAGATGCAGAAATATACGGCGAATGTAATGCAGATAGATACATCCGACACAGCTACAGGGGAGGATATTGTTATCTGGTCAAGGGCAAAGAGAATAGAAAGTACTCGCACGGTTGGACGGCAGACATTAACAGTTCATATCCATCAAACATGTCGTCTGAATCAGGGAACCGATACCCAATAGGAATGCCTAAGTTTTGGCAAGGAGATATCCCAAACCTACCAGCGCAAAGTTATTACTTTGTTAGAATTAAATGTAGGTTTAAGATAAAAGAAGGAATGCTCCCCACAGTACAGATAAAGGGTAGCTTTTTATATAATGGAACTGATTATTTAACAACATCTGATATCTATGATTATTCATCAGGTACATACAAACGTTATTACATGCGAAAAGGCAAATTACACGACACGCAGATAACAATGACTATGACCTGTGTCGACTATGAGTTATTTTTACAGCACTATGATGTTTATGATTTACAGGTATTAGATGGATGTTGGTTTAGAACGGAGATTGGGTTATTTGATGAATACATGTACAAATATAAGGCTATTAAGGAATCATCACAAGGGGCAGAACGGGAACTTGCAAAGTTATACCTTAATAATCTATACGGAAAATTCTCCGCGAACGATTCGTCTAGTTATAAAGTACCGTACATCAACAAGAAAAACGTATTGGGTTTTGAACTGGTGGAGGAACATGAGAAGAAGCCAGGGTACATTGCAATAGGCTCTGCGATTACATCATATGCAAGGAGGTTTGTAATCAATGCAGCACAAGCTAATTATCAAGGACCAGATAGGGACGGTTTCATATACTGCGATACGGATTCCATTCATTGTAGCGGGGATCCTAAGGACGCCAAGGGAATTAAGATTCATCCTACAAATTTCTGTGCATGGAAACTCGAAAGTTATTGGGACGAAGCAATTTTTGTTAGGCAAAAGACATATATTGAGCATGTCACTCATAATGACGGGGAACCAGTAGAACCTTATTATCAAATTAGGTGTGCGGGAATGTCAGAGGACGCGAAACAAGAATTTATCAAAGAACACACAGTTGAAGAGTTTAGAGAAGGACTGAAATTAAAGGAGGGATTGAAACCAATCAGAATGCCCGGAGGGGTGTTACTTGTCAAGAAGGGATACGACATGCGGCCCAAAGCCCACAAGAAGATTAAGGAGGATTAAAGATGCCACTTTGGTTAGTACTTGTACTAGTTGCACTTGCTATAAAATATGATGATTTGTTTTAATATTTGATTATTTGCGCGAATAATTAAGTAATAAAAGAGAGGATATAATATCCTCTCTTTTTATATCATTACGTGGGGTGTAACAAGGGGCATTCCAATTACCGTTTAACCCAGCGGCACCTTTTACAGTGTGGATTCCACCAGCGTTCAATGCTACATAACCCACGGTGATACCATTTGTCTAGCGCGAAGTGTGTATTGCCCGAAGGGCATTGGCACGTTTAATATGACAACATCTGTATAACCATCTGTTTACACTCCAGGTTCTTAAACCTAAAACAACCCTTGTTAAACAGTAATCTAAAGTTGTTGATAATCAAAGCATTCTTTGCCAACATCACATAGTTGATGTTGTGGTCATCCGTTGTCAGTGACAATTTGGTTGGGAACGAAGCGTCATAGCTGTCAGTGACATATATCATCCCCTGTGCTTCGTAGTCGTATATCGCGTAATGCTTATTTAAATATTTAATGGTGTACATATATCTACCACGACCCTCAGGTCTTTCAATGAACGAATAATTGTCGTTTAAATAAACGTTCTGGGAAGCGTAAGCCACATAGTCACTGGAAGAAAACGCCCGGTTAAATCCTGATTCCAGCTGTGCATCAGATGCAGACTGTATGAAACCTTGTTCAAGCACGTACCCGTCACCCTTAAGGAAATTCGTATCTCGTTTAAGCCTGGTAGAAATTCCCAGAGCCGAATAATATGGATTAAGCAAACTAACTGTGTTACCGCACATATAGACCGGAACATAACGAATCTGTTTACCGTTACCCCTAGCAATACTGGTGTGAACGGAAAGCAATTTCCTAATCTCATCTGAACAATACTTACCTGTCTCACTCTGAAACTCATCCATCAGCATTCGTTCCACGTCATTAAATAAGTGGCTATATTTCTTTATCGCGTCAGCGTTGTTAAGCGCAATAGCATATCCACACGGCTCATCATTCAGAAATAATTCGTGGAATATTCCCTTAGCCATAGGTTTACTGGTCATAGTATCATCTGGATAAAACAGCCCATGAATATCCTTGAAAAACTTTTCAGCTACATCTGACAATTCGTAATTAAATCTATAAATCAGGCAAAATTTTCCTTGCCCTGCCTTAAACTTTTTAACGAAGTAGCGGTTAAACCAGGTTGTTTTACCTCCAGTACGGTTAGTGGTTACTAAAAACAACTCAGGGTTTTTACCGTTAATATCTTTGAGGGACAAAAGCTTTGTTCCGTCATAGTAAGCCATGACTAACCTCCTTTACAAGCGCGTGTTGCAAATGCAACACTTTTCAATATCTTTATTTCTATCTATATTATATCATAAATATGTTGCAATTGCAACACTTTTGTGATATAATAAAAGGTAGAAAGGAGGTTGTAATGAAATTACTTTATGAAGTAAGCGTTCCATCTAAACTAAATAGCACAATTGTTTTACCCATGGGAGTTGCGCAGGCAAAGATACGAGCGGCGGTTAATGTGAATGTATTAAACGTTGGTATAATATCAAATGCTAGTATTAACCAGTGTAATTCTATCAGATTCCCTATCATAAACGGTAAATCTCCAAACACGTTTACTGCATATAATAACGGGGACGCGGCTGGAAATTTATACATTTTTGTAGAAGAGTTTGGAGGAATACCAGATCCCGACTATTTTACAACGGAGGTGGCACAAGATGAATGATTTTGTAAGCATCATTAGTACGGTAGGTTTTCCAATCGCTCTCACATTAATCCTACTGTGGTACATCTATGACAGCAACAATAAGCACAAAGAGGAGATTGATAAAATGTCCGAAGCGTTAAACAATAACACTTTGGCGTTAACCAAACTCCTTGACAGAATGGAGAGTGACAAAATTGTTTAATGGTATTGACGTTTCTCGGCACCAAGGGGATATTAATTGGGAACTGGTAAAACCAAATATCGACTTTGCAATTATCCGTGCTGGCTTTGGTAAAAACAACATTGACGCGAAAGCGGTGCGGAATGTAGGCGAATGCGAAAGATTAGGAATCCCATATGGTCTTTACTGGTTTAGCTACGCGCTCACACCAGAAATGGCTAAAAGAGAAGCCGAATATTTGGTTGATTTTATCGGGGAACACAAGCCCGAATACCCAATCGTTTACGACTTTGAGTATGACACGGTAGCACACGCTAACAGAAATGGTGCACGCGTTGACCGACAGTTTGTACTTAACTGTACTGAGGAATTTTGCCGCACACTGGAAGAACATGGTTTTTATGCAATGTTTTATACCAACAACGAATATTATCGACTGTACTATCAGGCAAGCAAGGTTGCTGAAAAGTATGATATGTGGTACGCGAGATATGCAGATTCACCAGGACGACCTGTAACATTGTGGCAGAAATCTGATTCAGGAAAGATACCAGGAATCAATGGAAAGGTTGACCTTGATCAAACTGAAAGGGATTATCCGTTTATTATTAAACGTGCTATGCTTAACAATTGGAGGTAATTACATGCCAGCTATACAAACCGCTTATAATTGGGCAATTGAAACCTGTGCGAAGGAAAACGTAGGATACTCTCAAACATCCCGAAATCAGCAAACCGTAAATGGTATTACATACTATGACTGCTCGTCTTTTATATGGTACGCGTTAATTGCTGGAGGTTGGGACTTAGTATCCGTATGGGGCACATGGCCTTTTACAACAAGCAGTATGGCTGGCGTGTTAAAACAAGTAGGATTCACAAAGCATGCACCGGACATTACATGGTTGCCAGGCGACATTGTCATTAGAACAAGTCACACTGAAATGGTATTTGATACCACACGAACCATGGGTGCGCACTCAGCAAACGTGTCGTTGGAACAACAGGTGTCTATCAACGCTAACGATTCACGTGGCAACTGGTTGGAATTGTGGCGGTGGGAAACCAGTGCCGTGAACGAATGGATTAAGGGAAATTATTATTTGTCGATTGGAGAAATGCAGAACAACGCAACCATCCAATTTGCGTATTTTATGTCTAAGGGCTGGACAGCCGAAGCCGTGGCTGGACTACTTGGAAATGAGCAAGTAGAATCAACACTGAACCCCGGAATATGGCAAGATTTAACGCCTGGTGGTGGCTGGGGACTCGTCCAGTGGACACCATCAACAAACTATACCGACTGGGCAGACGCTAATGGCTACGCTCATGATAGCGGAGAAGGTCAGATGGAATGGATTGACACACAGACAGTCCCGTCTGGACAATGGATACCGACAACGCAATACCCTGAATCGTTTGGAGAATTTAAAGTTAGCACGCAAACACCTGAATACTTAGCAGATTGTTTTCTTAAAAACTTTGAACGACCTGGAACAATTGACCAACCAAAACGACAAGAATACGCAAGGTATTGGTATGACTGGTTTAAAAATGAATATGTTCCACCGCCCAATCCACCAGATGGTGGTGAGTGGTCATACAAAATGCCGTTGATATATTATAACAAAATATTATAGGAGGGAGAAACATGGCAATGCTTGACAGAGAAAAGTTCTTTGAGAGAATCAAGGAACGCCTGGGAGAAGATGATTCAGATGAAGCTTTATCTTTTCTTGAGGATGTAACCGACACGTATGATGACCTTGAAAGAAGGGCCGCAGGTGACGGTGAAGATTGGAAGGGCAAATATGAAGCCCTGGACGGGGAATGGAGAAAACGTTACAGAGAACGTTTCTTTGGAACTCGTGAGGAAGTAAAAGAGGAGCAGGAAGAAGATGTGAAAGATGACGGAAAAACAAGGTCATTTGATACATTATTTGAGGAAAGAGAGGGTGAATAATTATGCCAATTAAACCAGAAAAAATTACACTTAGTGACGTACAGGCCAACGCGGCGGCGGCGTACAGCGCAGAAAACCCTGGCGTGTCAGCAACCAATCTACAGAAAGCGGCGGCACAGATTTTAAATACAATCCGTGACAATGCATCCGCTAACTACCAGAACTACGTACCAGAACTGACAGCTGGAGATGATACATCCTTGCGTCAGATTGGTGCAATAATTATGGACTTACAGCCGCTTAGAAATGAGTTCTTAACAGCCCTGATGAACCGAATCGGGCGTGTGCTGATTACCTCCAAAATGTTCTACAATCCATGGGCTGGAATGAAAAAAGGTCTGCTTGAATTTGGTGAAACTGTAGAGGAAATCTTTGTTAACATTGCCAAACCTTATCAGTTCGACCCAGCGGTGGCTGAATCTGAAGTATTCAAGCGCGAAATCCCGGATGTGCGGGCCGCATTCCATATTATGAACTACCAGAAATTTTACAAGCAGACTATCAGCAACGACCAGCTTAGACAGGCGTTTCTGTCATGGCAGGGAATTACTGACCTGATAGCAAAAATCGTAGACGCAATGTACACAGGCTCAAACTATGACGAGTTCCTTACCATGAAGTATCTTATCGCAAGAAACGTGCTTGACGGAAGAATGTACGTAACCGAGATTGCCCCGGTATCTGCTGAAAACGCAAAGACAATCGTGTCCACCATCAAAGGGGTATCAGGCGTATGGCAATTCCCCAGCACACAGTACAATCTTACAGGTGTAACTACCTTCACGGATACACGTGACCAGATGTTAATTATGAACGCCAAATTCAACGCCGTGATTGACGTTGAGGTTCTTGCTTCGGCGTTCAACATGGAAAAAGCAGAGTTCATGGGTAACCGTATCCTGGTTGACACGTTTAGCTTTAGCACAAGCGACAACAACAGGCTTGCAGAACTGTTTGCCAATGACCCCAACTTTGTGCCGTTAACTGACGCTGAGAGAACCGCACTTGATGCAATTCCAGCAGTTATGGTCGACCGAGACTGGTTCATGGTTTTTGATAACTTCTACAACTTCACCGAAAACTACAACGGTCAGGGCCTTTACTGGAATTACTTCTACCACACCTGGAAAACGTTCAGTGTTTCACCGTTTGTTAACAACACTGTATACGTTGGCGGTGCGCCCACAGTTACAAGTGTAACAGTTAGCCCTAAAACAGCTACTGTTAACAAGGGTCAGTTGGTTAAAATGTCTGCTACGGTTGTCACCACAAACTTCGCGCCTAAGTCTGTTACATGGACTGTTACCGGTGGAACTGATTCCACAATTGATATCTACGGTAATCTGGTTGTGGGAGAAAATGAAACTGGTGCGGAACTTACAGTTACAGCAACTTCCACCTTTGACAACACCAAAACTGATACAGCAGCTATTACTGTATCAGCATAATATAGAGGGGGTTTATCCCCCTCTTAAGTTAAAGGGAGGACAATATGTACGTAAATCCAAATACTAATATTCATATTCTTAAAAACGTGCCGTTGGATAACACCTACAGGAACACCATTTACTTTAGTACAGCCGCACAGCAAACAAGCTATTTCGCTAGTCTGTCAAAGTTTTCGTTAACCGAATATACCTATCAAAGAATTGATAAAACAATTAATGTCGGCATAAACGCTGAATCATTATACGATTGTAACTATATTATGTTTCAAAACGCATCCTTTGGCAATAAGTGGTTCTATGCTTTTATAACAGGTGTAGAATATAAAGGAAACAATTGCTCAACAATCACCTATGAAATGGATGTGATGCAAACCTGGTTCTTTGACTACACCGTTAATCCGTGTTTTGTAGAACGCGAGCACATTCTTGTTGACGAAATAGGCGCAAATTTAGTAGAAGAAAATCTGGAACTTGGCGAGTATATCTATGACACAGCATTTAGAACAGAACACATGGATGATTACGTGGTTGTTGTTGCCGCCACTGTAGACGCACAGGGTAATGTTGGAACTAGCACCGGTGGGTACGGTGGAATTTATTCTGGGTGTTGGTTACATGTCTTTGAAAATTTTCCAGCCGTGGCTGTGTTCATTGATAACCTTATCACCAACAACAAAGCAGATGCTATCGTGTCAGTATTCATGATGCCGTCAGATTTTACAACAGCTATGGGCGCGCCAGCTAGAAACTATGTAATAGAACGAGATAAACAACGTGGTGCAATAGACGGCTATGTGCCAATGAATAACAAACTTTTTACCTATCCATATTGCTTTTTGTATGTAACCAATTTGATGGGGAACTCAGCAACCTATAAATATGAATACTTTCAAACAGCAACATGTACCTTTAACTTAGGTATGGATATGTCTCCAAACCCATTAGGAATGCTTACTCCGCTAGGATACAAAAATGTTGGCGCTAACTACAACGAAGCCATCACAATTGGGGGATTTCCACAATGTTCATTTACCGTTGACACATATAAAGCGTGGCTTGCACAAAATGGTTCGTCCATGGCAGTTGATATGCTAGGTTCAGCAATGGGTGCAGTAGCCGGTGTTGCTACAGGAGGACCTATCGGATTAGTGGGCGGCATTGCTGGTGCTACAAATGTTGGAAGAACGTTAGCTAGATTAAACGCAATTCAAACACAACCTCCGCAAAGTCATGGTTCCCAGTCTAACA